GCAGTAACAAGGAGCGAATTGAGTACATGGGCTATGAGCCGGATTCCTACAGCTATGAACTGAAATCAACACAGGGGCAGAAAATCTGTGACATCGATGGCTATGAGCCAGGACAAAGACTGCTGGCCTGCAAGCTGCGCCCAAGGACATGGCTGATGGCTTTTGATGGCAAACTTTACCGTGTCAAAAACGGCGAGAAGAAGCTGATTGAGGGTGACTACTATCACTACAACGCCCGCTTGCGGCCTATGAAGAATTATAAGGACTGGATAAAGGGGGATTGACTTATGGATGCATTTTTAGATATCAGATGCTGGGCAGCAGGAGCAGGAGCTGCTCTTGGGGAGTATCTTGGCAGTTTTGATAGCCTGCTTTATGCCTTGGTGGCCTTTATCGTGACGGACTACATCACCGGGGTGCTCTGCGCCATTGTGGAGAAACGGCTCTCCAGTTCCGTAGGCTTCTGTGGCATCTGCCAGAAAGTCTTCATCATGGCCTTGGTTGGCGTGGTCAACGTGCTGGATGTCCATATGATTGGTGGTGGCTGTGTTCTGCGGACGGCGGTGATATTCTTCTACTGCGCCAATGAGGGGATTTCCATCGTGGAGAATGCAGCAAGGATTGGTCTGCCGGTGCCGGATAAGCTGACGGAAGTCATGAAGCAGCTCAAGAATAAGTGAATATCGGATAGGTTATTGCTCGGTGGGAGAAATCCTGCTGGGCTTATTTTTTTGTCCTGTAGCCGGAAATTTTGATGTTTTACCACGGATATGAGGTGAAGGGATACTTGCTTTTTAGGAATTGCCCTTCACTCCAAGAGCGGTTCAAGGCCGTAGATAATTAATTCATTTTATATGGAGGTAGACATCATGCAGCAGGATTTGGTGAAGGTAATCGAGGGACAAGTAGTGGTAGACAGCCGTGAGGTTGCTAAGAATTTTGGTAAGGCACACGGAGACGTATTGAAGAACGTGGATGTTTTAGTGAGGGAAAATTCCCTTACTAAAAATATGTTCTATGAAGACAGCCGCGAATATCGTGGACAGCAGTTTCGTTATTTCGTTATGAACCGCGATGGCTTCAGTCTGCTTGTGATGGGATTTACGGGGAGTAAGGCGCTCGAGTGGAAAATCAAATATATTCAGGCATTCAATGCCATGGAAAAAGCTTTGACTGAGCGCAATATGCAAGGGCTTAAGGCATCAACCACGCCCGTTGGCGATGCACTGGAGGATGCTGTGAAAGCCAAGGCAGCCATTCTTCAGCTGGTCACAGGCATCAAGGATGGGGTGGCAACGTTGCAGGCTCTGGAATACGCCGAACGTTTGCATGGTATCAACATGGAGCCATTGCGGGGGCTTTTGCCACCAGCAGAACACAAGGTGGGGAGCTACAATCCTACTCAATTGGGAGCACATATTGGTCTTAAAGCCCAGGCAGTAAATAAGCTGTTATTTGAGCGTGGATGGCAGAGGCGTGAAGGTAAGAAGTGGCGTCTGACTGAGGTTGGCAGAGCCTATGGTGAAGAACTGCCGTTTAAGCGCAACGGTCACAGCGACTATCGTATCCTGTGGAATGAAGACGCTTTATCGGAACTGATGACAAATGCGGAGGTCGAGTGATGACAGAACAACAGCAAAAAGAAATCAAGGCTCTGAGACAGGCAGGGCTGGGGTATAAGAAGATAGCGGCAGCCATGTCTCTGTCAGAGAATACCGTCAAGTCCTATTGCATCCGAAATAAGCTAAAGGCAGGTGATGGGCAGATGGTTTGCTTGGAATGTGGCCAGTCCATTACGCAGCCTACAGGTCAGAAGGGGAAGAAGTTCTGCTCCGATACTTGCCGCATCAAATGGTGGAATCATCACACTGATTTGATGAAGGCCAACAACGTCTGTACTCATTGTGGTAAGCCCTTCCACGGCAGAAAGGGAAGAAAGTTCTGCTCCCACGCTTGCTACATAGCAGAAAGGTTCGGTGAAGCCCATGTCTCATGATTTGATGCTGAAGGAGGCCAAGTATCAGTCAGCCATGCAGGTGTTTCGTGGCTGGTTGGAATAGGGCATTATCACACAGGCGGATTATGTCAAGGCAGAGCAGTTGATGCGCGAAAAATATCATCCGCTGCTGGGTACATTATTCTCGGACATGGCGTTGACTTAGGCTCAGCGTAGAGTGATATATAGTAGGAAAGGAGGGCATGCTCATGAAGAAGATAGAACGTATAGAGCCAAAGGTCCCGCAGATTAAGCGGAAAAAGCGTGTAGCAGCGTATGCACGGGTATCTGCAGAATCAGACCGGTTGACGCATTCCCTGTCAGCGCAGATTAGCTATTACAGCGAACTTATTCAGAATAATCCGAAGTGGGAATATGCTGGCGTGTATGCGGACAGTTTCATTTCCGGCACCAGCATCAACAAGCGGTCAGAATTTCAGCGTATGGTGGCTGATTGTGAGGCTGGAAAGATTGATATAATCCTGACCAAGTCCATCAGCCGTTTCGCAAGAAATACGGTTGACCTTCTTTCTACTGTTCGGCATCTCAAAGCCATTGGGGTGGAAGTACGATTTGAAAAGGAGAATATCCGCTCCATGAGTTCGTCCGGCGAGATTATGTTGTCTATCTTGGCAAGTATTGCACAGGAAGAAATCATCAACTACTCGGAAAATGTGAAGTGGGCAAAGCGGAAAAGATTTGAGCAGGGACTTCCCAATGCAAAATTCTGTATTTACGGGTACAAATGGGTGGGGGATGAGATGATTATTGTCCCCGAAGAAGCCCTTATTGTTAAACGTATATATCAGGATTATCTTTCTGGTAAGTCGACAGCAGATATAGCCTGTGAACTTTCCAGCCAAGGCATTATAACTAAAAGAGGCAAGCGATGGAGTGGCAGTAGTGTCAACTACATCCTGAAAAATGTTCACTATACAGGCAATCTGATTCTGCAAAAATATTATGTGGAAAATCCTCTTACACACAAACTCAAGAAAAACGATGGGGAATTGACCCGTTACCTGGCTGAAAATACACATGAAGCTATCATTGATAAAAAAACATTTGATATGGTACAGGAAGAATTTGCAAATCGTAAGAGTAGATGCAAAATCAATGCATCCTGTTTTACCATGAAAATTAAATGTCCATTTTGTGGACGAAGCTATGTCTATTATCAATACAAAAATACATCGAATGAATATTGGGCACACTGGAAAAAGGTGGGGATATGTTCTGGGAGCGAAAAGATAAATCAAGAAGAGCTCAAGCGGGTATGTGCAAAAGTGTTGAACATAGAAGAATTCAATAAAGAAGTATTCCTAAAAAATGTAGATTATATCAGCGTGCCCAAACGAGATGTTTTGGAATTTCATTTTAAGAATGGAGAAATAAAAACAGAAAGATACCGACCATAGTAACTTTCATCGCGTATAGAACGAGGAGGATGAGTATTGTGGCAAGAAAGATAACGACTATTCCCGCAACCATTAATAAATTTACGGCCGCACCTATCGCCAGCAATGTAAAGCGGAAAGTAGCGGGATATGCTCGTGTCAGTACAGATACGGATGACCAGATATCCAGCTACACCACACAGGTCGATTACTATACGAAATACATCAAAGAACGAAAAGATTGGGATTTTGTTGGCATATATACCGATGAAGGTGTGACAGGAACTTCAACGAAAAAGCGTGAAGGATTCACACGTATGATAAAAGATGCTTTAGCAGGAAAAATACAACTTATCATCACAAAATCGGTGTCCAGATTTGCCAGAAATACAGTAGACTGCCTTACAACAATAAGAAAACTAAAAGCTGCCGGAGTTGAGTGCTACTTCGAAAAAGAGGGAATCTGGACACTGGATTCGGCTGGCGAACTTCTCATAACGGTGCTCTCATCAATCAGCCAGGAAGAAGCTCGGAGTATTTCGGAGAATACCACCTGGGGGCAGAGAAAAAGCTTCGCTGACGGCAAAGCAAGAGTTCCTTACAAGCGTTTCCTTGGATATGACCGGGGCGAAGATGGCAATCTGGTCGTAAATCCTGAACAAGCAAAGGTAGTGAAGCTCATCTACAAACTTTTCCTTACCGGACTGTCCTACAATGCTATTGGCCGCGAACTCATGAAACGGGGCATAAAATCACCAGCGGGCAAAGATAGATGGTATTCTAATACGGTGCAGAGCATTCTTACCAGCGAAAAAATGAAGGGAGACGCACTGCTGCAAAAGAAATTTACCGTGGATTTCCTGACCAAGAAAGTAAAAAAGAATGAAGGGGAGATTCCGCAGTACTATGTAACGGGCAACCACGAAGCAATTATACCGCCAGCGACCTTTGATTTGGTACAGGCTGAGATTGAACGACGCAAGAATGGCAGGGGAAAAGGCGGATATAGCGGGGCGACCATATTCTCCAATCGCATCAAGTGTGGGGCATGTGGTCACTGGTATGGGTCCAAGGTCTGGCATAGTACGGACAAGTATCGGAGAGTCGTATATCAGTGTAATAACAAGTTCGCAGGGGCAAAGAAATGCCCCACGCCACATCTGACGGAGAGAGAAATCAAGGAAGCCTTTGTTAAAGCGGTGAATAAGCTACTGGAAGGCAAAGATGATATGCTGGAAAATATCCGGCTGGTACAGAAGCAGATATGTGACACGTCAGACCTTGAAGCTGA